GAAAAATACGGGTATATCACTAGAGAAGTAGTTTATCGTGAAGGAACTAAACAAATTAAAAATAGGTATATAAGAATTTTTGAGTACCCTACCCAAGAAAATTTAGGTACCTACCCAAATAAATTTAAGAACCCTACCCAAAAAAACTTGAGAGGTAATAGTAAATCTAATATTAAATTTAATAATAAAAATAATAATAAACCGTCAAAACCACCTAAGCCGGTGGCTGACCGTGACCATTTCGAATCATTGTGGAAGCTGTATCCCAACAAGAAGGGCAAAGAATCAGCATGGAATTCCTACAAACAATCGATTAAAGATGGTGCTACTGACGATGAAATTAAGCGAGGTATTAATAACTATTTAGCTGAAATCAAAGTAAAGCAGACGCCTAAGCGCTATATCAAACACGGTCAGACGTGGTTCAAACAAAAAGGGTGGCAGGATGAGTATGATACTACTCCAGAAGCTCCTGTAAACGGACGAAAGATAGTGCAACGGGAAACATTACCAGAATGGGCTCAAGATAACAGTACAAAGCAACCAGCTAAAAGTTCTGATCCTGCTAGTTTAGAAAAAATAAATGAGCAGTTAGCAAACCTAAGAGCAAGAAAAGAGGTCTAAGTAATGCAAAGAGCAAGGGCCGTGATGCGCGGTGGCAATTTAATAATCCACTTGGACGAGCCACTTAATCAAGATCACCTAGAAACCGTCGCAGGTTCAACAGACCAGTTCTATATTGATTTTGAAGTGGCCGATACTCGTAAGGCTAGTGCTCAACAACGACGCTTGTTCTTTGCTTTATTGCATGATATTGAGGTCTGGTCGTTTACGCCGAAGGATTACCTCAAGGATATTTTCTATACGCAATACGAAATCTATACCGCAGGTAAGTCTATTAGCTTGTCAGACGGCACAGAATCGTCCGTTAGCGATGCTAATACGTTGCTAGACCTAGTTATTGATTTCATGTTTGAGTGGCGTGTGCCGTTCAGGAAAGGGTATGAGCTATTGCCTAGAGATCAACAATATTTCTTGTATGAATGCTGTAGGCATCGAGTTTGTACGATTTGTTCTGAGTACGCTGACATTCACCATATCGATGTGGTTGGACGTACTAACAGAAACAGAGTTGACCACACTAAACGCCACGTAATGGCATTGTGTCGAAAACATCACGAAGAGATTGAACACATCGGACCCGTTCAGTTCTCGAGGAAATACCATGTTCCAGTTGAGGGTATCAAATTAAAAATTGAAGATTTGAAGAAATTAGGAATTAGGGGGAACTACAGTGATGAAAATGAGCAGAGTAAATAAAGACTATATTCAAAAAATGATGTCTCAAGGATATACGTTTGACGAAGTAATAGATCAACTTGAACGAAGTGAGAATGAGTACGTAGACATTGTTTGCAATACTGAAAATCAAGAATGCCATATGTACGGAGAACCGAGTGAAATTGTAGGCTGTCTAATCGGCATGATTTATAACGTAGTTGATAATTTACCGATCGATAATCACGATAAATTAATGTTACTTAAAAAGGTTTCTAAATCAATGGTCACTAAAGCAACCGAGGTTATGGAGGAATTTAATGATTAATCGAACAGTATTAGTCGGACGGTTAACTAACGATCCAAAACTAAAATACACAGGAAGTGGTTTGGCAGTTGCAACTTTTACAGTAGCCGTTAATCGGCAATTTACTAATTCGCAAGGCGAACATGAAGCAGATTTTATTAGATGCCAAATGTGGCGCAAAGCAGCTGAAAATTTTTGTAACTTCACTCGAAAAGGTTCACTAGTTGGCATTGATGGACGGATTCAGACTCATTCATATGATAATCAACAAGGAACACGAGTTTACGTTACTGAGATCGTAGCTGAGAACTTCTCGCTACTTGAGTACAAAAACAGTAGCCAAAATGAACAATTTGAACAGAATAGACCTAAAAACAATGGACAAAATTATCAGAATAAACAAAATGGTCAATCATCATCTAGCAGAAATCCTAACGACCCATTTAATAGCATGCCGGATATCAAGGATGACGATTTACCGTTCTAGGAGGATTAAAAATGATTAAACATTACATCACTAAATACTATGAAGACGATAACTTATATGCAGAGTCCTGGATACAAATTAATTTATTTAACAAGTCATGGTGTGTATCTAAAAGAAAAATAAAAATATCCTTTTAGGGGGGCTAACAATGATATTTAAAGAAAGACAAGCGCTAAGAAAACAGGCAACCATTGAGTTGAATCTAGGAAACATTGGTGAATATGAAAAACTAATGCGTAAAGCCCGTGAAGCGAACCCCAATTATAAAACGCCTCTTGAAAAAGTCTGGGGAAGCAACAACGTTAAAGTAGTTAAGCGTAGAAAGATGGTTAAAGAACTAGTAGAAGCTGGATGGAACAAAAAAGAAATTATTGAAAGATGTGGAGCTACAGATACCACTATTAGAAAAGATATTCGTATTTTGAAAGAAATTGGAACTATCAAAGATAAACAGGAGATTAGTTAATTATGAGATTAACGAGTTTTATTGTATTAATGCTAACTTTATTAGCTTGTTACTTTGCCTATATAACGGGAGTGGCCAAATATGTTTTATATAAGAGTCAAAGGAACTAAGAACCAATTCATGTCAAAGGATAACCTGTATGAAATTACGAGTGATTTAAGTAAAGCTGCTAGTTATCAAAGACAGGTGCATGCAGTTAGCCGGAAGCAAGCTTATAAAGCTTCGCTTGGAACGATTGACCGTTCGACAAAGAAATTTGAAATTATCACAGAGGAGGTGGCCAGGCATGGACTTGCCAGTGCTGATCGAAAATTACATGTTTAATCATCAAATAAAAGTGTTAAGCATTTCGGACGAGAGTAAAGAGAACATCACAATTAGGACTGGGGACGCCTTCCCACTTTACCGCTGGTTTAAAGTTAGCCACATACTACAGCACCAAATTAACGGAGAATGGGAAGACATCAAGTTAGAAGATAAAAAAGTACAAGAGAGGTTATTTTGATGGAAAATTTCTTTTACAAGTTAGACACATTGCTCACTTATATTCCCGCTTTGATTATATTGCTATTCGCAATCAAGGTAATATGGTTCATTGCGCGACTTCTATTTTTGTAATAAAAAAAGCCACAGCTTCCGCTATGACGTAATTAACCGACAACTAATTATATCACACAGGTGGGTGGAGGTTATGGACGTTATGGCAATACCAGAAATTGATACAAAACGGACAGCAAATAGGGTGAAAAGTTTCTTTAATAATGATTTTCCTGGCATCTGTCGGAGAGTAGGTCAAAGTCCAACGGGATTAAAAGCCGTTATTATGGATGGAATGCCTAAACAATCCTCTTATTCAAATAATGCCGAAGATACCATTACTGCATATATAGATCGACAAGTAGAATATGAGCAAGTTATTAATGCAATTAAGTCATTGGACATTACATCTCAAAGTATCATTATTTTTGACGTAATTGAAAATCGTAGAGCAATCTGGTGCTATCAACGACTACATATGATGCACACTAGATACAATGACTATAAACGCTATGCGCTTAATGCATTTGCAGATGCATATGAATACAGAACAGCAGGAGAAAGCGATTTGCACAGTTATGTTGGTGAAAAATAAAAAACGGAAAAACAGCGGAAAAAGTACGGAAATTTTTGAATAAAAAGGGTGGTAAATTAGTATTATCGAAAGTTGAATAAATTAAACGAACGATATTCGTTTAACCATTAATAAACTCCTTGATTTTTTGTACAAGTTTAACTTTCGAGTGAACATAGCTCAATGGAAGAGCAACCGGCGGAAAACGGCAAGTACAGGTTCGACTCCTGTTGTTCACATAGCGGTTAAAAAACCGCGGTACTGAGTTGAGAGCTATTCGTAAGATAGGTGGTCCACGTGTGGAAGTGTGCAAGGTTCAATTCCTTGCTGTCTTATTTCCGCAGTCCCAAACTCTGTATGACATCAGCCTCGTGTGAAGGAAGTGAAGATGGTGTTTTGAGTGAGTGTCAAAAACGGTAGGCGCTCCACTTAGTGTTAGAAGTGGTATGGCTCACACCCAGACAAAGATTTGGAATCCTACAGAGTGGATCATTTGTTTATTCCACTAGAGATGTGGCGGAACAGGTAAACGCAAATACGAATTGAAATGTAGATTTCTTTTTGTGATTGGAATTCTCAAATTCTATGTAAGGTGCAAATCCTTACCATCTCATAGATGAGGTTACTTACAATCCAAATAGGAACATTAGATTGTTAATCCTTAGGTTTGAATCCTTAAAAAGTGTAAGTGGGGAGTATGACGTAAAAGGGCAACGTACTAAGAGCACGTGCGGAACAGACTTAAGTATATCGGTTCGAATCCGGTTGCTCCCATTTAATTAAGCATAGGTCATACGGACTTAATCTGTGTGGCTTTTTTTATAGACCTCCTAAAAACTATGAAGTAGACTTATCTATGAGATATTGTTTGGAGGTTTTTATTTTATGAAAAATAGGGGACTATCTAAGGCTGTTGAGAATTTAAGTAATTCATTTAAGCCATCTGTGAATTATATTAATATTATGAAAAAATTTGTGGAAACATATACGGCAAGTGGTTTATTTGATGATTCTGATTTGACACCCTTTACTAAAGTAATTCGTAAGCAATCGGAATATTTTAGGAATATACAAAAGGCAATACAAGAAGCACAGGAAGAAGCTATAAAGGATATTCCCTTACAAATTAAAGTGCTTGATAAGATGTATGCACTAGGGTGGTCAGTCGGAAGTGCAAATGAACTGATACTTAAGATAATAAACAAACCGGAAGTATTTTTGGAAATGAGTGACGAAGATTTAGATGATTTACTTTTAGAAAATTTTAGTGAAAAAGATAGTTTAAAGAGTGAAATTTATGGTCTTACAAATGATATACCAAAATATGCTGGAGTTATTCAGGTAATGGGAGATACGTTGAATGAAAATACAAATAATTGGATTATAATGTATCCACAAATATTTGCCTTGATAGATAGAGTTATTAGTTATCAGAGTAATGATTTTTCTTTAGAGAATAATGAATATACAAAGTGGAGACTCATAAATGATTTTTATGATAGTCTTCTTAAAAAAGATAATGCCAACGATTTATTTCAATATATATATTTAAAAACGATTGAGAAAGCAATTCAACTGTGGGAATTCCAAGATTTTTCAGAACAAAATTTAAGGCTTAGTAGAAATGCAGTACAACATGGAAGATACGATCCAAAAAATTATACGTATAAACAATTTGCACAATTAGTATTGATTCTGTCAACACTAACTATGTTTAATAATTAAATAAACATGAGTCACATAACTTAATTGTTGTGTGACTTTTTATATAGATCTTCCAGAAACTATGAAGTAAACTTATCTATATTAGTTAATTTTTGAGGAGAATCGTAGTTTTGAGGAAAGATAAATATTTTATAAAAAAATATATTAATAGCAGGTATGATAGACCAGGATATGAAGATGAATCTCTTGATGAAGCTTTAATCAAAGCTTCATATGTTTTAAATAATATTTCAAATTTATCCGTTAAAGATTTGAAAGAAATTTTACCAAATCGATTTATTATAAAGTTTTTGATTTACAACTTGACACAAGGAACCGTACTTTTGCGTTCAAGGCTTATGGGTGTTTCCGGGAAAAATTTAAAAGATGCAGGATATTGGAGAAAGTCCGAATTTTGGGAAGCACCGGCGCAATGTGTTAAATCTTATGGGAGATTAAACGAGCCCGGAGAATCTGTATTTTATTTATCAAATAATCCTTTACAAACGTTCAAAGAGATAAGATACCAAGTTGAAAATAATAGCAAACAGGCTGTGATTCTTAGCTCTTATAAATTAAAAAAAGACCTTAAAATAAATGTTATTGGTAAACGATTTGATAACGTAACCGATTCGGGAGAAGTATATTCAAATATGATACATAAACTTTTCTCATATCCTTCAGAGAGATATGGAGATAATGTTTATAAAATCTCTAATTACCTGTCTAATTATTATTTAGATAATCCCCAAAATTTAAATGTTTTGGCATATCCTCCAGTGGACAACGAAGACGAAAGGATAATGAACTTTGCTTTCAAACCTAAAGATGCGCATGAATATCTGGAATACAACGGTTCAGTCATCATACCAGATTATAATAGTTCGATTAATTCAAACATAACCGTATCTCGTGCTAATGATAAATATTTTAATGTTATTAATCCACCGGATAATTTATCGTGGATAAGAGATAACTTTTATATTACTTTTACTTAAAAAGCCATGCAGTCAGCGTGGCTTTTTATTATGGAGATGATTCTTATGTGGGAACATAAATGGATTGATGAACACTTATTTAGTACATTGCCATTACTTAAGATTCCTAAACCAATGAAGATTAGATTACCAGTATCTGGTGGTACTAAATGGTGTGTTAGTTTCAAAACAATGGATCAACAAGGTAATGGAGAAACACGTGAATATATCTTGGAGGTAAACGTATGAGAGTGCTTATTATTGGTTACACACAAACTGATACGTATGAAGAGTTTAAAGATTATATACGAAATAGAAAATATCTTACTACTTGTGATTATGTTCCAACTAAACACATGTTTATTTCTGAATCTGGTATTACTATAGAACACATTTCATTACGACAACATCGTAGAGATGCACTTCAACAATATCTCGAAGTAGATGTGTCACCATTAGCATTGAAGCATATGAAACCATCTGATTTAGAGTGGATTCAATCGCTAATGATAATGGGGGATATTTAATTATGAAACGAAGAATAGTACGAGGAATTAATTACTTTAATGTACGTGAGGCAAGTCTTATTTGTGGATCGGATTATGGTCCAACATATATACCATGTAGTTTAAATGAATCAGATTATAGAACTGTTCAAGCATACTTATTTAAACATGGAGGTAAACGATAATGAAAATTAATGAAGATAAATTAAAGATTCATGTTTCACTTGATGATAGTGACTTTAATGCGGCTATGAATGAATATAAATATAACCGTGCTTTATTGAATGTAGAAAAAGATGGTACACCACAATTATTTATAAATGGAGTCACTTATCCTATTGTTCAGTTGTCATATCAATATTTAACTAATGGTGTTGAAACTGGAGTTAATATGTTGATTGCTGAATATATGGACGGTGACAAGGTTAAACATATCATAGTCGATAACGTTACAGGTCGAACAACTTACGGTAATGAATACTGTTTGGGACATTGTGGAGATGATGTAGAAGCTATTGATGAATTAGTTAAACGTGGCTTTACTAAACTGCAAGCACTTGAGGCTTATCAATGCTTATGCAATCTAAGCTAAACAAACAACAGCGAACAGCTTTCTATAACAGTGTTGCATGGCGTCAGTTACGCGATCATATATTGGAACGTGATAACCATGAATGCCAATGGTGTAAAGCTAATGGATTAGTTATTACCGATGTGAATACAGTATTGGAAGTCGATCACATAAAAGAGCTGGAGTATTATCCAGAGCTTAGGTTTGATGAAGATAACTTACGTACATTGTGTAAGGACTGTCATAACAAACGTCATGGTCGAATGAACTATCGTAGCAATGGTAATGGTAAACACACTAACAAGTGGAAGGATGACGAGCGATGGGATTGAGATGCTTGTTTGGTCATGAGTATATCTATCAAGGAGTAATGAGTATGGAAGGTAGTATCTATCGTTGTTACACGTGTGATAGATGTAAGCATCAGAAAATTGTTGAGGTGGAATAGATGAAGCATAAGTCAAATGGTCAAGTGATAGTCTATGTAGTCATGCGTGATCCACAAGCGAACATGCTGCAAGCACATCGTGTTTACTATAGTGAACGCAGAGCAAAGAACTACTGTAAGAAAATGAATGCAGACGTGGAGAACTTTAGTGGACTGTATTATATCCAAAAATGTTTATTCACAGATTTTGAAGCTTTTTTGACGAAATTTTCAGAAAAATAAGCCCCCCGGGTCAAAAATTTGAGTGTAATTATTGAAATTGAGAACCGGTGGGTGAGCTCGACTTCCCAGAAAAAAGAGAAAAAAATTAAAACGAGGGGGGGTGGGGAGTTTGAGTTTATCAAAAATCGAAGAATATTTTAAAAATAATAGTGATCAAGACAACATTTTATTGCAAGAAAAAATCGCTCGCTATTTGGATCTGAAAAAATTATATAAAAAGCTAGGAACAGCAATACAAAAGGACGGAGCCACTGTTACAGTTGAGAATGGCAATCAAAAATTTACTAAGGTTAATCCAGCAATTCCAGAAAAAGAGAAGTTGAATACTCAACTTTTGAATTTGGAAAATGAGATTTTTAAGACGATTAAATCAACTAAAAGTACTATCGAAAATCACGCCCAAAATGCCCCCTCAAGCAATAGTAAAGGTGGGCTAGTATGATACATCAAAAATACGTAGACGCCTATATAAACGCCTATAAAACGGGCAAAATAAAACTAAACAAAGAACGAGTGATGCTGATTGATTATTTGGAGAAATTTGTCCTAAATAACGATCAGCTTTTTTTCAACGAAGAAAAAATTGAAGATTATATTAACTTTACGGAAAAATGGTTTTTCCCGACAGTTTTATATCAGAGATTTTTAGCAGCATTCATTTTTCTTTATGATAAGACTACAGATGATGTGTATTATGATGAGCATTTTTGGGTGGTTGGTCGTGGTGCTGGTAAGAATGGAACGATCAGTTCACTGGGGGCATTCCTTATTAGTCAGTTGAACGGCATACCAGGTTATAACGGTTCAATTGTGGCTAATTCGGAAGACCAAGCGAAAACATCAATCTCTGAAATTTATAATGTTGTCAAAAGAAATGATGTACTTAGTAGTTCATTTAATGCGAATAAATCGCAGATCGAATCAAAGGTGACTAATTCAATTGTGATGTATCAAACATCTAATGGGAAAACCAAAGATGGTTTGCGTGATGGCTTTGATGTATTTGATGAAATCCACATGTATCAGGACGATTCAGGAGTTTCAGTTTACGAATCTGGATTAGGTAAGGTACCTGAATCTCGACAGTTTGAAATTGGATCAGATGGATATGTTCGTGACGGCTATCTGGACGAGAAGAAGGATATTGCTTTACAAGTTATGGGTGGTCAACTCCCACCGGATACCATGTTTCCATTCTGGTGCAAGCTCGATAGTGAAGAAGAAGTTGATGACGAAACAATGTGGGAAAAAGCCAATCCAATGCTTTCCAAGCCACTAACCGGATATGGTAAGACATTGTTCCGGAAGATTCGGAAACAGTATTTGAAAATGCAATCGCAGCCCAGTATGCGAGAAGAGTTTCTAACTAAACGAATGGATTTACCATTAAAGGATCCCGAAAAGTCGGTTGCTCCATACGAGCAAATCAAAGCAACTAATGAGCCCATTCCACTTGATCAATTAGAAGGTCGAGAGGCAATTGGCTCACTTGATTTTGCCAGCATGCGTGACTTTGCTGCGTGTGGTTTAACTTTTAAATTGGGTGGCAATGTCTACTTTGTATCACATCAATTTGCACGCAAGCAATTTGTTGATAAGTATTATGGATATTCGGCAAGCCCAGCTGATCGGCCGCGTAATGTTGCACCGATTGGTGAGTGGGAAGACCAGGGGCTGTTGACGATTCTAAATACTGAAACAATTGATCCTCGTGAGGTTGTCAATTGGTTTACAGAAATGCGCGAGAAATATGTGATTGATAAGATCGTTCTTGATAACTTCCGGGCTGATTTACTAAGGAAATTCTTTGAAGACGCCGATTTTGAAGTCGATGTAATCAAGAACCCAACGGCGATTGATGGACTATTAGCTCCCCGCATTGAAGACGGCTTCGCGGCTAACAAATTTGTGTGGGGTGATAACCCTCTGCTCCGTTGGAATACACAAAATGTATTAGTAACGGTTGATGCCCGTGGTAATAAAAAGTATGGCAAGAAAGAGGAACGCCGGCGAAAGACTGATGGATTCAAGGCATTTGAGTATGGTCAATATCGAGTGGACGAGATTGAAGATGTTGACCCGGAAGAGTCACTTGATTTGTTGAATGGACTTAATTTCTAATCGGAGGGAGGTGAATGTATGAGTGTATTTAGTAGTTTTGCGGAAATATTTACACAACGCCATGATTCAAGCTTTATTTACGACCTTGAGGAATATGAAAGTACAGCCGAACGGGTTTACATGAAACGTTTGGCCATTGATGAAGTGATCAACTTTGTAGCAAGAGCAGTCGGCCAGACGGAGTTTAGAGTACTGAAAAATCATAAACCGGTTAAAGATGAAGCTTATTATCATTTGAATGTCCGACCGAATACCGACAAATCGGCTGGCGACTTTTGGCAGGAAGTAGTCTATAAGTTATTGCGTAAAGGTGAAGTTTTAATTGTTCAAAGTGATACTAATGATTTATTGATTGCCGACAGTTTTGTAAGAAATGAATATGCGTTGTATCCTGATTCTTTCAATGGAGTGACAGTCAAAGATTATGAGTTCAAACGAACATTTAGCATGGACGATGTAATTTACTTAACGTACGGAAATGATCGTCTGGATAGTTATCTAAATGGACTATGGTCAGATTATGGAGAATTAATGGGACGAATGTTTAATCTTCAGCTCCGTAATAATCAGATTCGAGCGAACGTTAAAGCGAATATGACAACTGGAACGCAGGAGGCTAAACAGAAAGCCTTACAGAATTATATTGATAACATCTATGCTTCGTTTGAGAAGAAGTCCGTGGCGATTATTCCAACAACTAAAGGCTTCGACTATGAAGAACTAGGTAATAGTACGGCAAAGAATCAGAGCTTTGATGAAATTAGTCAAGTTAAGGATGCGTTTATCGATGATATTGCTGGTATTATCGGTGTTCCGACAGCATTAATCCATGGTTTAAATGTCGAAAGTAATGAAAATACAACGTTGTTTAATCGCTACTGTCTATCTCCGTTGTTGAAAAAGATTCGAGATGAGCTGAACGCAAAGTTCTTTAGCAAAAGCGAGGTGTTAGCTGGTAATGCGTACATCGAAGCGGTAGGTCTCGATCAACCTAATATTCTTGAATTATCAGAGCAAGTTGATAAGTTGTCATCAAGTGGCGTCGTGAAAATTAATGAAGTTCGCGAGGCTATGGGATTAGATCCACTGCCAGATGGTAACCGAGTGATTATCACTAAAAACTACACGACCGATATGAAAGGGGGTGAGGAAGATGACAGTAAAAATTGATATTAAAGGGCCAATTATCTCTGACGAAAATTCAGCGTTTTATGATTATTTCAATTTACCTTATACATCACCATCAGTAATCAATAATGAACTTTCTGGAAAAACAGACGAAGTCGAATTGATTATTAATTCAAATGGTGGTGACGTATATGCCGCCAGTGACATCTGGACATCACTTAAAACTTATTCAGGAAAAGTAACAGCTAAAATATATGGGATGGCAGCTAGTGCTGCTTCAGTGATTGCTATGGGGGCTGATACTTTAGAGATGTCTCCAACAGCAAGGATGATGATTCATAATTCATCTACTTATGGCGAAGGAAATCATAATGACTTCGACAAGATTTCTGACGTTCTGAAAGGAACAGACAAATCGATTGCTCAAGCTTACATGGGGAAGACAGGCAAGAGTGAAAAAGAAGTTCTTGATATCATGGCAAAAACCAGTTTCTATACTGCTGATGAAGCTTTAGAAGCCGGGTTAATTGATTCTGTAATTAATTTTAAAAATGATAATACAGAAGAAGCGCCATTATTTGAAAATAGTAATTCAGGAATGATACCCCAAACGGTAATCGATAAATTTGCCACAGTTGCCTTAGATGCACCGATTTCATCTGATTTAGTGAAAGACGTTGCTGACGAAGTTGTGAAAAAATTAAAAAATGTAGATACGCATAAGTCTAAAAACGAACAGGTCAATATTGATCCGTTCGTTTTTTAATATAAAGAAAAGAGGAAAATATACATGATTAAATTTGGTGATTACAAAAACTTTGCTAAAGAGCGTGCCAATTACGCAAAAATTGCCATGGATCCAGAAACAACTAGTGAAGCCAAAGAAACGGCTTTAAATAACATGATGGATGCACTTGGTAGCGATGCTAAAAATGAGGTTAAATCTATTACAGAACAAAAGATGGCTGAACTTGAAAATGCTCATCAAATGAAGATGACCAATGAAGAGGTTAAATTCTTTAACGAACTTAAAACAGATACAGATACTAAATCAACCGGCGAAAAGATTCTTCCACAGACAACGGTTGATGAAATCTTTGAAGATATGGTCCAACAACATCCATTCTTATCAGCGATTGGTCTTAAAAACAATGGTATCAGCTTAAAGATTATCAAATCTGATACGACTGGAACTGTAGTATGGGGCAAAATCTTCGGCGAAATTAAGGGTCAGTTAGATGCTAGTTTCTCTGAAGACGATGCAACTCAAAACAAAGCAACTGCATTCGTTGTTATTCCAAAAGATTTGGAAGATTTTGGTCCTCAATGGATTAAGAAATTTGTTGTAACTCAAATTACAGAAGCTTTTGCTGTAGCTTCAGAAGAAGCATTCTTGACGGGCGATGGTAAAGACAAGCCAATTGGTTTGAATCGGGACGTTTCCAAGGGCGTAGCAGTAACAGATGGAACGTATCCTGAAAAGACGTCAGCTGGTGAACTAACTTTCGCGGATACTAAAACTGCTGCAAAAGAATTGGCCGGAGTAATTAAAGGACTATCTAAGAAAGAAAACGGTCATCCAGTAGTTGCTAAGGGTTGGACAGTTTTAGCAATGTCTCCTGGTGACACATTAGATGTTGAGGCTCAATTCATGATTCAAAACTTGAACGGTCAATTTGTTACGGCAATGCCCTTTGGTTTAACGACTGTTGAATCTGAATTTGTTCCAGAAGGTAAAGTGATTGCGTTTATCCCAGATCGTTATGACGCATTCCAAGCTGGACCACTTCAAATTAAGCAATTTGACCAAACTTTGGCTTTGGAAGATTTAGATCTCTTTACTGCTAAACAATTCCTTTATGGTAAAGCACATGACAATACTGCATCGGCTGTTTACGATTTGAAATTGTCCGGCGCTGGTTCAGCACCAACTGACCCAACAACTGGTGGTGACACGGGAAAATAGAGTCGCCGTTAAAAGACGGCGTTTCTAACAAAAATACCATTGCTGAAATCACCAGTTGGTTAGATGAACATGAGATTAAGCATGATGGAATTTCTAAAAAATCTGACTTGTTAGCACTGGTTAACGAGGTGATGTGATGGTAGATGATAACTTACTAAAAAAATTTAAATCACGATTACACATTTTTCATGATTCAGAAGATGAAAATTTAAAATCGATTTTGGAAGAGTCTAAGTCTGAAATTAAACGAATGACTGGTAGTGACGATCTTACCATCGAGGGAGTTCAAAGCTTAGTTATTGAACGTTCTAGGTATGTTTATAACGATTCAGTTGAGTTTTTCGAAGGTAATTTTCAAAGTCAAATTTTAGGTGTATCGGCTAGTTTAACGATTGGGGCAGGTGATGATAATGATGAGTCAATATCAGAAACCAAAAACGACTAGTGGTGACTTACGAATTCCAGTCAGTTTTTATCATCAAACTGAAAATCCAGATGGCGAACCTGGTCAAATGCCAACTGAACTGGTATTTAAATGTTTGGCTCAAGTTTATGGTCCTAGTAATAAGGACAATACCATTTTAGATGTTCATGGAGTTAAACGAGGGGTCACAATCAAGATTCGAGATACCAGGGGAGAGTACCAGCCAGCCTATAACGATTCCGTTGTTATTACTGATTACAGGTACAAAGATTCTAATGGTGATTATATTCTTTGGAACATTTTGGACGTTCGTCCAGATTTCGAAGATGACCGTTTCGTAATTGTTGTTTTGGGGGTGACCGCATGAGTGTTGATGTACGAGGAGTAGACGAGGTTCTTGCTAAATTAGAAGAAAAATTTAAACCTAGTAAGTTGGCTAAGATTGAAAATGAAGCACTTCGGATTGCTGGTCGATTAATGGCTGTCAATTTGAAGAATGCCGTATCTTCTTATCATGATACTGGTAAGACGGTAATTGAAGTTACCGCTGGTAAACCTCGTCTTCGTGGTGGAGTTAGAACCATTAATGTTGGTTGGTCTGGTTCTGGTAGCGGGCAAAGATACCGTTTAGTTCATTTAAATGAATTTGGGTACACTCGCTACGGTAAAAGATACAGTCCAAATGGAATTGGTAAAATTCAGAAAACTTTCGATTCTTCAAAAAATGCCGTTAAGTCGTTGGAACGTCATGAACTGGAGAAGCTACTATGACTGAACTCAAAGATATGATTGGAATTATTTATGAAGCATTAAAGAATAATCCAACGATTGCTAGTTTAACTAAGACTGCTAACGGTGGCTATCGTATTAAAAAATATGATTATCCAGAAACTTCCGATCAGAGTAGAACATTTATTTTGATTCAACCGTTAGCTCCACCAATATCTGGTAATTCGGCTAGTGACATCGATGTGCAGATTGAATTTACTTTTCAAATTGCAGTCGAATCACCAGACCGAAAGGAAGCTAAGCTAGCGCAACATGAAATTAAAGAAGAAATGCAAAAACTAAATTATGGACAGATGACCGATGGACTCGATGAATACTTTGAGACCACTGGTCATTTTGTTGATGCACGTAGATATCGTGGAAACACAAATCTATATGACACAAATTATTAGGAGGAAAAATATATGTTTGTTGGATATAAAAGATTAAAAATTCAACCATTTAATGAAGATGGAACTAAAAAGTGCGATTTGATTATCGTTGAAGGTAAAAAACATGAAGGTGGTACTACTACAGCAGAAATTAGTGGACTAACAAAAGATTCAACTAAAGTTTCTGCTTCTAATGTTGATTACTATGTTGCTCGTGGAGGTGTTGGTGATATCAAAGTTCAACTTGGTATTTTAGATTTACCTGAAAAGACTGCTGATATTCTATCTGGTTTTCGAGTTGATGAAAATGGTATTGCTTATGCTGGTGAAGATACAATGCCACCTCTTTGTGCGATTGAAATGGAAACAAAAGAGGATACCGGTGAGATTGCATTAGCTGGATTCTATACAGGTAATTTTGGACGTGAGAAAATCAATTTCCAAACACTTGATTCCTCAAAAGCTTACACTCCAGAAGCTGAAACGTGGAACTTCACACCTGGTTCTTCAACTGCTGCCGATGAAACTAATGGTGAATCAATGCAGAAGTTTATTGGTAATACAAATACAGATTCAGATGCTATCACAATCTTCGAAGATCAACTATTCAATCCAAAGAACGGTAGTGATACTGATCCAGATGACAAAGTTGAAACAGCAAAAGTTGGTCAAGCAAAAATTGCGTAAGGAGTGATTTAAATGGCACATACTGCTAACGAATGGAAAACGGGAGATACAATCACGGCTACTAAATTGAATGCAATCGAAAATGATTTAGCAGCAGTCGGCGATGGTGAACAGGGTCCGAAAGGGGATGCAGGAGCAACGGGTCCTGCGGGTCCAACTGGACCAAAGGGTGATAAAGGTGCCGATGGCACAACAGGTGCATCAGTTAAAGCAATCGAACTTGAATTAACTGATGGTTCGGTTACTGGTGGAACTGCCACATTAACTGATGATTCTACAGTATCTATCACTGTAACGACTAAATAAGATTAAGCAAGGTTAGATCGAGAATCTAGCCTTGCTTTTTAATATGGAGGAATGATTTATGTCTGAACCATTGAAATTAACATTATTGACTAAAGGTAAGAAAAAAACATTTGTTGAGGATTTCATTCCAGCGAACGTAATTATTGGTGCATTAGATTTGATTGATTTTGAGGGAGAAAAAAGCATTCGAGACATGTACAACGAGCGTGTTCATTTTATTGCTGATGTATTTACCGATAAGGCAGTTACTGAAGATACAATTTGGGATGGCCTCAATGCATTAACATTTGGAGACACTTTGGAAAATATTCTCAATCAAATTGCTGGTGTAGATCCAAAAAACGTGAAGACGGAACCGAAGAACGATTAACCATAAGTGAAGCTCGTGAGAGAGTTTTAGCAGCGGTTGGTTTGATTGTTGAAAATCGACCAGGTTATACGCTCGGTTCCGTTATGAATGATATTGATTTTAAAACATTACAACAAATTATGGATGCTACATCCAAAAAAGAAAGTAAGAAGACTCAAACGACACAATCTGGTGTGAAAGTAACTCCTGGAATTACGGGGGTTGACCCAGGTGATGCTCCCGTCATGAGTCTTTTTGATTTGGCAAAACAATAATTGAGGAAAGGAGGTAAAAATAAATGGCAGATGAACCATTAGGTAGAATGGTCATCGAGTTAGGACTTGATCACTCTGATTTTGGTAAAGGTTTAGCTGGAGTTAAAAAAGAAACCAAGTATGCAATGGCTGAACTCAAGTCATCAATGTCGGTTGCTAAAATGTCTGGTAAAGAGTTTGATGTTCTATCAGCAAAGGCAACTGGTTTATCTAAAGTGATGATGTCACAAGAACGTCAAGTTCAAGCTTTAGGTAAGGCTTATAAAAATTCTTTAGTTGACGGTAAGGCAAGTAAATCAACCGCTAAATTGGCAACTGAATTACAGAATGCTAACGCTAAATTAATGTCTTTAAGAACTCAATACATTAATAATGCTGGAGCATTGGCTAAAGTCAGAGCCGAAACTACAGGCTATACTGGTCAACTCAATAAGATGAGTAAAGCAGCAGTTACTGTTGGAACTTCGATGAGTAACATCGGGTCAAAAATGACCACTAAAGTAAGTATGCCGATTGCTGCTGGTTTAGCTTATGCTACTAAATCAGCTGTTCAGTTTGATTCTCAAATTAAGGCTATTGGTCCGTTACTGACTAATGGTGCAACAGTTACATCTAAGTACAAAGCACAACTTGACCAACTTGGTGATGCTTCTAAGAGCATGTCGGAGAAGTATGGAGTGTCTACGACTGAAATTAATAATGGTATGACTGAATTAATTCGTCGTGGTTACAATACCAATCAAGTATTAGGCTCTATGCCTTCAATCATGGATGCCACAATGGCTTCTGGCGAAGATTTAGGTACTGTTTTAAATAGTACCTCTTCAATTGTTGAACAATTCGGACTTAAATCTAAGTCAACAGCTGGAACCTTGAAGAATACTCAAATGGTTACGGACTCAATCACTTACGCAGCTAATGCAACCGCTGCTGGGTTCAGTGATATGGGTGAAGCCATGAGTTACGTTGGACCTCAAGCGCATGCCGCTGGATTATCAGTTCAAGAAACTGCTGCTGCAATTGGTGAACTCTCAAATAAGGGTATTGAAGGTCAAAAAGCTGGTACTAACTTACGAGGAATTTTAACATCGTTGGTTAAAGTTACTCCGAATGCTTCCAAAGCATTTAGTTCAATGGGAATTTCAGCTGGTGAACTTAAGAAGGATGCTAGTGATTTACCACGTTTGATTGATGATATTACTAAAGGTACTAAAGGCTGGGATAAAGCTGATAGAAACAAAGCTATTGCAACAGCCTTTGGTCGTGAAAATCAATCAGCAATGAATGCCTTGCTAGAAACTGGATCAAGTAAATTACGTCAATTGACTAAAGATACTGAAGATTCAACCGGTGCTACTAAGAAACAAGCTGAAGAAATGAGTAATACTTCAGAAAATAACGTCAAAAAATTGTTGGCTTCATTACAAGTTTTGGGTATTGAAGTAGGTGCTAAACTTGTTCCTAAATTAATTCCATTAGTTAATAAAACCAAAGATTTAGTTGATGGCTTTTCTGATTTAGACGATTCTACTCAAAATACAATTATCAAATTTGCATTACTTGCAGCTGCTGGTGGTCCAGTCCTAGCGATGACTGGTAAGTTAATTGGTGGATTTGGTAAAGTTGGTGGATCGATTGTTACTGCGGTTGGTAAATATGCTAAATGGAAAGCTGAAACTCAAGCTTCGAAAGAAGTGTTGGGTGACCTTGCTACTGGAGCCACTACAGCTGGTAAAGAAGTCGAAGGACTAGCTACTAAAGCATCTGTAGCTGGTAAAGGTGGATTAAGCATATTTGGTACAGCTTTAACGACTACTGAAGCTGGTGCTGGTGTACTTGGAACATCGTTGACTGTAGCTGGTGCCGCCGTTACTGGTGTTGGAGTTGCAGCTTTAGTTGGCGCTGGTTATTGGGAACTTTATGGTAAAAAAGCTTATGAGAGTTCTCAACGTGCGCAAGAATGGGGCTCTGATATTGGTAAAACTGCATCAGATGCAGCAACTGATATGAGTAACTTTGAAACTAAAGCTTCAACAGCGTTAGACAGTTTCAATACCAATGCTAAAAAAAGTGCTAAAGAAGTTGATAAAGCTTTTCAAGATATGGTTGATTCAACGACTAAGAGCGTTGATAAGAAGTATAAAGAAGCCGAAAAACTTGCTAAACAATTAGGTGGTACTGCTGGTCAAACTTTATTAGATCAAGCTAATAAAGAACGTACCGCTGATCAAAAACGTATTGCTGATATGCAATCAACTGCGAAAAAAGTTAGCGATATTACAGCTCAATCTGCTAAAGATGGAGTAAAGTTAACATCTGATCAAGCAACAGCGATTGCGAACTTACAACGCAAAATGGCTAAAGATGAGATTGAAACTTTAAATCTTAAAGCTAGTCAGAAAAAATCAGTTTTAGCAGCAGAACTTGGTGAGACTGGTACCATGACCAAGAAGCAGTTAGCACAAACTGCTAAAGATGTTGGTGATGCAGCATATAAAGAAATCGACACTTATAACAAGAAATACGGGAAAATCAATCAAGCTCGAAAAGATGGGTTGATTACTGCGAAAGAAGCGAATGCCGCTGAAGAAGCTTTAACCAAAACTCACAATGCTACACTTACTCAATTAGGTGAAGATTTAATACGAACTGAAAAAGAACAGGGTAAGTCAAAGAGTGAGATTCTTCAAGATTTAGAAGCCAATGGTTTTACTGATAAGCAAGCTCAAAAGGCGATGCAAGAGTATACCAAGAGCCTTAAAGATACTGCTAGTACAGCAATTAAGCTTACAGGCGATATGTCAAAAGAGACTCAAAAAGCTGCTAAGTCATGGAATGATATGGTGCTTGATCCAAAGACTGGTAAGTTAAAAACCAATGCTCAATCAGAAGTTGATAAAGCTGTTAAGAACAAAGACAAGTGGAACTCAATGATGCTTCTGGTTAAAAAAGGAAAAATGAGTACCAATGCGGATTCAATGATTGGAATTGCCGCTGTTAATGCTGGTAAGTGGGATAAACTAACCCTTAAAGAGAAGAAGGCTTTAATCGCTACTAAGGGCGGCGATGATTTAGCTGCAATGATTGAAAAGGGTAAAGAGTGGAACAAATTCACTCCAGCTGAAAAGAAAGCAATTATTTCAGCTAAAGGCAAGTCTGATTTATTAAACGCACTTTCAAATCTTAAGACTTGGAATAAGTTAAGCGTTGATGAAAAGAAAGCTGTCTTAAAAGACAATGCTTCTCTAGCGATGAAGCAAGCTAAGATTGGACTTGATCAGTGGAATAATCTTACACCCCATATGAAAACGGTCGTAGCTAAAGCTAAAGGTGCTAGTGATGTAGCTAAAGGCGTTAAGAACGTAGAAGATTGGAATAGTCTTCCAACCAAAGAAAAGAATTTAATCGCAAATGATAAAAATGCTAGTCAGATTGTTGGTAAAGTTACCAATGATTATAAAAAGTATATTAGTTTACCAAAGAGTGAAGTTAAGAGCTTATTAGCTAAAGACAACGCATCAAAGCCTGCTAACAATGCGAAAATTGCAGTCGATAAATATGGTCGAATTAAAATGCCTAATCCGATTGGATTAAAAGCAACTGATAAAGCTTCTGGTCCAGCCAAAACAGCTAAAAAGAATGTTAAAGATTTTGGTAACTCAAAACCTAAATCTGTTTCATTGACCGCTAAAAACAACACTAATAGTGGTGTTAATAGTTCAAAGACTTCGGTTAAAGGCTTTACTAGTATGAACGGTAAGAAACCTTTAACAACAGCTAATAATACTAAAAGCGGTGTTACCAGTTCTAAAGGCACAGTTAATGGATTTATGAAGATGCCAAGTAATAAATCTATCACTGCTAGCAATAAAACTAGCGGTGGTGTTACTTCAGCTAAGAGGTCAATTGATAGTGTTAAAGGCAAAGAAGTTACGATTACTGCTTTATTCAAGGCGGTTAAATCGGGTGCTGCTAAATTGTGGCACTCAATTGGTTTTGAAAAAGGTACGTCAAACTTCCAAGGTGGTTCAGCATTAGTTAATGATCAGGCTGGTCCAGTCTATCGTGAAGCAATTAAGATACCTGGTCGCCGAGCATTTGTTCCGGAGGGAAGAAATGTTGTAATTGAAGACTTGCCTAGAGGTAGTCAGATTATTCCGGCTCGACTAACTGCGAACATGATTAAAGGACAAAAGCTAGTAAGTCCTACTATTCCAGAATCTTCAAGCATCATTAAAGCTTCGGATAGTATTAGTGAATCCGTTGCTCCACAATCTACTGTTATTAATACGGTCAGCGACAGTGACCAGAAGTTAGTTAAAGCATTAGGTGATAAGTTTGATACGATGAGTAGCACTTTTGGTGAATTACTTGCGATTAACCGAGCTCAATTACAAGCGGTAATGCGACAAGGTAGTTTTGATGTTGATGGATTATATCGCAAAGAAGCTAAGGACTTGTCATTAAGTATGTATGGTCCATCAAGTTAGGAGGTGAATTTATGAAACCAAAATTCTGGATGAAGATTGGTGATCAGGATGAATTTGAAATCAGTCAACGAATTAAGGGATTGCTGTTTCGTTCTGAAGATTCAACACCACAATTTACCAATACGTATCAAGATATTGCTAACCTTGATGGTTCGCCGTTTGCTTATCAAACATTCGCTAGGTCAACGGTGAATGCTAATTTTTGGTTACAGTACCGAGATTACACTGATTTCAAATTATTAAAGCATGAGATTTACAGACTGTTTGGTTATCGTCAATTAATTCGGATTCGGACTAGCACCGATCCAGCCAAGGTTTATTTCGTCTATCCAACACCATTTGAGATAGCTCCGATTAGTGTGGGTGACCATAATGCATTGTTTACGATTCCGTTCGATAATCCGAGTGGTTATCGATATTCAATGTATCGCTCTGATTCGCCTTACACGTTTGAACAAAATGGTTGGCAACTAGGAATGAACCTTTTAGCTGAAGGTAATCCGACTTATCATTTTACAACGACTAAGTTTAAGGTTTACAACGCTTCGGATATTAAAATCGATCCGTATTTAAAGCGTCACGATTTAAAGATAATTAGTAAGTTTACTGGTAATTCTTTAAAGATTATGAATAAGACTAACGGTACTGTTTGGTCTTACAATAAAAAATCAGATGGTAAAGATACTATTACTCTTGATGGGGTTAATAGTTTTTTTAATGGTAAAAATTGTAATTCAGATACTAATTTTCAGAATCTGGAATTAGAAATTGGTAATAATGACATCGAAGTTACTGGAGCAACCTCGGTTGATATTACCTTTAGTTTTCCATTCATTTATCTATCATGACAAAACCAGTTCTTATTCAAGCGAAAAATAGCTCCAGTATTGATCGCTTAACTTCATTTGTTCCAGATAGCTTTGCTATTACGTGGGAAATGAATGGAGATTTTAAATTATCACTAACGACATGGAATGATTGCAGTCCAGCTTATGCTAATTTGTCAGTTGAAAATACGATTAAATACGATGGTTCTGAATACGTTATTAAGCAAGCCACACCAGATTATTCACAAGGCATTGAAACGCTTAGTATTTCAGCTACGCACGTTTATAGCGAAGTTGGTCAAATTTATCAACGTAAAGTAAAAAAAGGGGATGCGAATTACACTCCGACTGATATTTTGGAATATTTCTTTAAAGATAATAAATTAGGTTTTAGTTACAACGTAATTGGTAATTTTTCAAAGCAAAAAATTACTGATTTAGGTAACTGTTCCGCTAAGGATGCTTTATCTAAGATTTTAGAATTGTGGTCTGATTGTGTAATTTATCCAGTCGGTAGAGTTATCAAAGTATATACTCGAGACAACTTTTTTAAAAATTATGGTCACCGAATTGATTATCTTAATAGTGCTTCAGAGATTAACTTTGAATACGATAGCACTGATATCGTCAATCAAGTTAGAGCAGTTGGTCCAACTTTTGAAAAGACCGTTACAACTGGTGATTCTTCGAAGTTAAGTGGTGCTACAACCGCTGTTAACGGTGATTGGGGTCCAGCGATTCGTTATGCTACTAAATTAATGGGAGTTAAAATTAGCGATGCGAATGTAAATAAAATCAAAGACTTAATCCAGCATGAATCTGGCGGTAGTGAAACAGTTGTTAATAATAGTGATTCGAATGCAGCAGCTGGACACCCTAGCAAAGGGTTAGTTCAATTTATTCAATCAACTTTTAATGCGTACATGGTCAAACCATACACCAATATTCTTAAAGGTTTCCACCAACTATTGGCATTCTTCAACAATAGTAATTGGGAAACTGATATGAAATTAGGTGGTTGGGGTCCAACAGGTAGTCGAAGACGTGATTCGATTATTCACGAAAAGACGACAGTTGCTGGTACTGGTGCTAAAAAAGTGATTGCAGATGCTAAGAAATATTTAGGCGTTCCTTATGTTTGGGGTGGTCATAATAAATCTAATCCCAGAGCTGGAATGGATTGCTCTGGTTTCGTTTCACAAGTTTATTATGATTTCGGTATTAATATCCCAGCTTACACTGTTTCAATGGAGAAATACGGACACACGGTAAGTACGCCACAAACTGGTGATATGTTGTTCTATGGTGCACACGGTTCAAGCCATCATGTGGCTTTAGCATTGGATTCTAAAACGATGATCTACGAACCACAACCTGGTCAATCGTGTCGAATGGAACCAATTAGTTACTATCCGCCTTCATGGATTGCTCGTAATGATGATATGGCTAAGATAGTTGCTGATAATAATGTTAGTGGAAACAAC